CTTTTATATGTTCATTTATAGTAGGTGAGTACGAAAACTCTGATTCAAGTAGGTCAGAATCTATTTGCTTAGAGAATGTACCTATAGAGTCTGTTGCAGTTATTTGTGATGAATAAGGGAAAGGTGAGTTTTCAAATTGAGAGAATGAAGGTTGTACCCAACCGAACCACCAAAGATTATTTAATTGTACTGAGCTACCTTTATAGACTCTTATATAATATTCTCTATCTCCTTTTTCAAAAATATCATAAAGTAATCCCTCATCGGTAGAGTCTAATATATTTACGCTTAATATACATTCAGATTTTAAAAATGCTCGATCTCTAGTTCCTCCACTTCCTGTCCATTTAATCTCAAATCCTTCACCACCCAAGTTAATAGATGATGAAGAACCAACGTAATCTTTTTTCCATAACTGAACATACCAAGTCGTTCCAGCTTGACCTAATATAGTTGTAGTTCTTAGTTTTCCGTAACTAGCCATCCTTTATCTTCTTTCTTTTCTTCGTGTCGCTCTATCGAATACTATCAATAAATCATCTCCTGAAATTCTTACATCAGGGATAATCGTTCCTCCACCACCTGAATCGCCTAGCATAGATTTAAGTTTATCTAAAGGTGCTATTACTTCAGGATTACTCATAGACGTTCCTCTACCTTCTCCTACCAATCCCATTGTAGCTCCTGTAACGAGTCCACCTTGAGCAAATGCTGGTATCGGTGCTGATGCGATTGTTGCTACTTGAATAGCAGCTAAGCCACCAACTATAGCCGATAAAGGTATTCCAAGGAAACCTACTTGACCTAATGTTTTTGATATAGCTAAAGCTCCGTTAATTATAGCTGATGTAACAGCAGCAGCTTTTTCTGCTATAGCTTGTTTACGAAGTATTTTAGCTTTTTCTTTTGCTGTTTCCTTCTCCAATTCTACCATTGCATCTGCCTTCTGCTCCTCGTTCATATTAGAGTTAGCAATCGCATCGGCTTTTTTCTTATGGCTGTTATCTAGGGCTATCATTTGATTTTTCATCATCTGACCGAAAATATCGCCCACCATATTAATTGAAGCACCCCACTTGTCGAAGAATTTAGTTATCCCTTCTGAAGCTTTATAAAGTTGTTTCTCTAAGTCTGAAAATGGTAAAGTGGTTTCTTCATCTTCACCTCCTAAACTTGAACCATTACCTGCATCAAAGTTTATACCTGTTAAGTTTGAGTAAGACTCTGAAGCTAAGTCAGGTAGTGATACGTTCCCTAGTTCTTCATAACTATTAGCTAAATCATCTACTGCTAAAGTAGAGCCTTCTAATAGAGTTTGTTGATTACGCTCTTTTTCGTTTAGTTTATTTAGTGAAGATATGTATGTGTTGGCTTCGGTAGATACTTCTTTATACTTAGTGCTTAATTCACCTATTTTATTTAAAGTTTCTACAGAAAATCCAGCATTTAACTCTTTGTTTAATTTATCTAATTCTGTTTTTAACTCAGAAGCTTCCTTTTTGAGAGGTTCGAGGTTTTTCTCTAATTCCTCTCTAATAGTTTCAAACCTAGTCTTACCACTCCTATCAAGCTCATCGTTTATTTCAGCTAATCTATCTGCTGCTTTTTGTGCTTTTGTCTCGGTTTCGCTTAATTCGTTATTAGCCTCTCTATTGTTATCTCTAAAAACTAACCAATAAGTTGCTACAGAAGCTATTACAACAGCTAAAGCCCCTAAAGGATTAGCCATTATAGCTAAAGTTAATAATTTTATACCACCTGTAACTAATCCAATAGCCGTAGTCATCATTCCCCAAGCTGTTGTAGCTAAAGCAATAGTTAGTAGTAATGGTCCTAGTACGGCTGCTATACCAGCAATTTTTAATATTAACTTCTTAGTTCCTGTATCTAAATTTTGGAAAGCAGAAGCCCATTCTGTTACTTTTAATATGATAGGTTGTATAGCTTCAGCTATCAAAGCACCCATCTCAATTTTCATTCCTTCGATGGCTGACTCCATCTTTTTAACTTTAGCGTGGGTAGTATCACCCATAGCTATAGCCATTTCATTTAATCGAGTAGTATTAGTTTTGTATTCTTCTGTAAGTTCAGCTACCTTATCTTTGTTTTTAGCAAGTATAAGTATTTGATTAGCTGCTGTAACTCCTACAAGTTTTTGGGCTTTTTCTAACCCTAGCTCACCTTGAGTAACTAAATCTAATACCTCAGTAAAGTCACGACCTTCTTTATGTAGCTTCATAAACACCTTACGAAGCCCTGTACCAGCTTTAGAAGCTTTAATACCATTATCCATTAGAACACCCATCATTGCTGATAGCTCCTCTAAATCTACTCCTACTGCACTTGCTGATGCCCCTGCGTGACCAAAAGCTGTACTGAACGTACTAAGTTGTATTGATGAATTTGCTGCTGCTGAAGCTAAAGTATTTGCTACACGAGCTGCTTGGTTAGATTCTAATCCAAAAGCATTTATTGAAGTTGCTACAGTTTCGGCTGCAAGAGATAAATCTTCTCCTGTAGCTAAAGCTAAGTCTAATATAGATTTCTCCATATTCTTAATCGCAGTAGGGTCGAAACCTTTACGACCAAGCACTAATTGAAGGTCAGCTACTTGTAGAGCAGTAAATTGTGTAGTCGCACCGAGTCGTTTAGCTTCATCAGTAAGCATTTTAAATTCGCCTACCGTAGCCCCTGTAACCGTATTAACCTTCATCATTCCGTTCTCGAACTTAGAGAAGGTGTCAAAGGCTGATTTACCTAATGCAGTTAATGGAGCTGTAACACCAAACGATAACATAGAACCCATCCGAGCAGCTCCACTTGCAAATTTAGCTAAAGACTTGTTTGCTTTTCCTAAACCATTTTCTAGCCCCTTTATATTGGCTGCTACAATTATCGAGATGGTTTTTACTGAACCCATTACTTTTTGTTTTTAAGTAGTATTTTTTTGTGTCGCTCTACATCCCTTTTAATTTCTTCAGGAGAAGCGATACGAATTTTCTTATTAGATTTTTTATTATCCCAAGGAAAAGGTAAAACTTCAGTAGGTCGTAGTTTCTTTTTAGAATGAGGCATTAAGGTAGCGACCATAAGCGTTCTTGTACGCTCCCAATAGTCTTGGTTTATTTGGTTGTGATGATTATGAAACCCAGTTATTTTGTTGTTAAAAGAACGTGGGGTTAATTCATATAATCCTTCATACGATAACCCCAACATTCCTAAACCTATTTCTTCGAGTTTATCCCAATCAATATCCCCTTCATCCGAATCTATCTCCTCACCCTCAACTACTTTCCCTCGTTCTGAGGTTGGTCAAGTTGGAACGCTTCAAATATTTCGTTTATCTTAGAGAAATCTTCATTATCTATCCACTCCTCAATGTCGGAGATTTTATAGTTGAATTTCTCACCAATACCTTTAGCTCCGTACTTTAAACCATAATAAGCAATTATACCTATATGATCTATTTCCGTTCCTAATTGATTTAATTGGTTTAGTTTTAATTTGCACTTTCCACAAATCTCTTTTAAACCTAAATAACTAAATCTAATTGGTCGCTCTTTACCACCTAATACTACCTTGTTCATATTTTCTACCTTTTACTTTTAAATTATGCTCTAACTAAAGCTGCTGTACCTGTAAGAGAAACAGAAAAAGAAGTGTTTTCTTCTACACCTGCATCTGCTGATACGCTTGTAATAAGAGCAGTACCTGTATAAGTTTCAGAGTCTACAGTAAATACTGCTGCTACTGCTGCTCCAGCTATTAAAGCATCGAAACAATCAGCCATAGAAGCATTTGTTGATGTTAAATCAACGAAAGCATCTCCACTCATTTCCCAAGACTTTAATCCTCCAAGCGATTCTGACCAACCTGCACTAGATTTAGTAGTTGAATCTCTTAAATCCATACTTACAGATAAAGATGCTGATGTTGCGTGTGCCATCACCTCACCTGCTACAGATAATGTTACTGCTGTTGCGTTTTGAATTGCCATTTTATTTTAGTTTTTAATTATTAGACAGTTGAAAATTATGTTTTTGTAGAACTTTTCAGCACTCTTAAAATATTCGTCATCTAGGGTTTCAAACCTAAATTTTGCAGTATAAGAAATGCCATCTTCTGTGTATGTCACAGCAAACAAATCTAAAGCTTCTACTACTGCTTTAGCTTGATTGTATGTTATGAGGTAATCATCTGCAAAACAAGCGATTCGTATCGAAACGTCACACGAGTTTAATGAATTACCTTTGCTTAGAAAATTACTAACATTCATTATCTCGAATGTAGTTGAGGGGTATCGTACACCTTGTGGTATAATGACAGGAAAAACTTTATTACGACCATTAGCAGTAATAAAGTCAGATGAAGCGTCTAGCTTCGTTATAATCTCTTTTCCTATTGCTTGAAACATACCTTATCTAAATCCAGCTTGTTTAATCATTTTATCTAACATCTTCATTACATCCCTTTGGGCTGTAGCTGATATGTCAGCACCTTTTTGATCTATAACTTCTTTTGGGAAATCGTGCATTGGTCTTATTCTACCTACCGATTTACCACTCTTATGAAACCTCTCTTTAGTTCCTTGAATAAGCATAGCAGGTAAATTCTTACTTTGCTTTCCTTTTACCCAAGTTGGGTTTAATCTATTTAATATAGTACCTACGTATATACTTGGAAACCTAGACCTTTTAGCTGTTTTTAAGCCGATAGAATCTGCTATTGATTTTCCTATTACTTTAGTTTTAGTCGAAGCGTCATATCTTTGACCTGGTACTTTGTTCTTTGTTCTGTATTTATACTTACTCTTTAAAGCTTTCTTAACTTTTTGAGCTGCTGGTCTTAGAGCTTTATTAACTAATGACCTTGACTCTTTAACCGAATAACCTAACTTCTTAAAAGCACGTTTAACTCCATTTAAGCCTTCTACCTTAATTCTATTAGGATTAGATTTAGCCATAATAGATTAAATTGGTGACTCTGTTGGTAAGTCTTGGTTTACAAATATCTCTATAAACTCTTTTCTAGGATCAATTACATATCCTAAAATATCGTAAGTTTCTCCTGTACTAACTTCCTCTATTATCCAATTAGATTTAATCACACTCGTTTCCGAAGAATACCTAATAGTATAGACGAATCGAGAATATGATTGCAACTCATTACCTTCAAACTTCTCCTTAACATCTCTAAGCGACTTTACATTCTTATTAGCCCAAATTGTAGTATGGGTTGTGTAAGTCGATGAAATCCCTCCAAATGCGTCTTGAGTAGCGTTTAAAGACTTTAACTTAATCCTTTGATTAAATTCACCAGCAAATATCTTACTTATGAACGCTGCCATCTAGTGGTAGCATTTATAAGGTTGTAGTAATATCTCTGAAGCCATTGGAAATCTTCGTTTCCTATCCTCTCTGAAATAGTACATATCTGATACGATTAACTTAATAGCTTGTTTAATAGCTTCAGGTACATCTGTATCTGCATCGCCAAATCCTGTCTTAAACTCGTACCAAAATGAATTAGCTAAATCAGCTTTTAATTTCGGACTTGTGAAGTCACTATTTAAGTAAACTATAGATGGATTAGAGTAAGCGTCTATATAAGCATCTGATGACTCTTGTTCGACTCCAGCCGAATCGATCCAATGTATAGGGTTATTTGAGCCTTGATTCTTTAAAACACAATCAGGGTAAATTAAAGAAGCTACGCTTATTACATCATTAAAATACAATCTGTATTCGTGAGTAATAAAATGACGATTACAATAGTGTTCTGCCATCTCTGTAGCTGCATCTATATAAACTCCCAATAATGAATCCTCATCCGAAGTATCAATGCGAAGATGAGCTTTAATATCAGTAACCGATACTACCTTAGTAGCAGGGTTATCTATTAAAGATAAATCACCTTGTATGTTTGTGTTTGGATTGAGATACATAAATTGAGTTATAAAAGAGTAATAAAAGGAAAGCTCCGAAGAGCCTTCCGATATATTAAGTAATTATTACGCTGTTAAAGAAGTTGATCTAACAAATGCACCTGGTTGAGAAACTCCCCAATCGATGTATTGGTTTACGATTAATCTAACTTCACCGTTTATAGCTTGAGAGTATGGATCTACCATAATATCTAAACCACCGAACATTCCGATAAACAACTTAGAGAAATCTCCGAATAAGAAGTCACCTGATACACCTGCTGATTTTGTACAACCATTAGTGTAGTAAGTTGGGTAACCATTTACTAAGTTCCCTTGCATACCTGTTGATACTGCTGCTACTTGAGCTGATTGCTTCAAGTCTTTCATAAGTACAGGATTAGCTACATAAGCTAAGTTTCCAGCAAGTCCTTCGTTAACTGCTAATTCAGATTCAGCAGCAACAAAATCACTCATAATAGAAGCGTTAGCAGAGTAAGAAGCTTCAGTAATTGTCCCTACACCTGATGTACCTGCAATAGCACCTGGTGCTACACCTGCATCAACATCGGCTGCAGCGAACATAGCAGCATCAATTTTATTACCAGCAGCACGACCTAAGTCAGCGATGATAGCGTTTTGTGCGCCTATTCCGTTTTGCAATAAAAGTTGCTTAGAAATATCAACATAAGAACATAATCTCATTGGAGTTAAATCTAATTTTCCAAACACAACACCACCATCACCAGCAGCCTCGATTTCAGTTCCCCAACCTACAGTTTGTTTTCCTGTAATTGGTAAACGAGTATCAGCAGAAAGTCCTGTAAGGATATTTGCACCTACTTGATTGAATACAGAAGCTTCTCTTAAAGCCTCTTGGTAGCCTAATACTGCTGTTGGAGCAATAGCTGAAGCAGTTTGCGTTACATCAGCACGTTGCTCTAGTAAACGAGAAGGAATACCTAATCCGTTGATTGTACGACCTGCTGCTCTAGCTTCTGCTACAGCTTCATCGTGTAATTCTTTTTCAACACCATCTAGCGTGTTGTTCATAAAACCTGATAAGGCTTTAAATAATGAATAGCCTCTTACTTCAGATGACTTATCTTTGTTTTCCATAATTTCTACTTTTGGGGTTTTTGTTGCAATTTCTGCATTTAAAGACTCTTGACGTTCAACCGTTTCAATGTCTTTTTTTAATTTGTCGATAAGATTCATTTTCTCATCGTAAGAAGATTGTTCATCTTCAGTAAAGTCACGAGCCTCAGTTTTACAAGCCTCTAACATAACATTAGCTTCTTGAATTAAACCAGCACGTTCTTGACGTAATTCTACAGAGTTTTCCATCTTTAAAATTTGCTTTTTAATTTTAATTCGTTTTGTAATTGATTGATTTTCCTAAGTGTTTCTTCACTATCGCTTTTCATTTTAGCTTCAACCTCTTTAGCATCGACTTTCATCTTATCTATAGAACGTAAAGCGACATCAGTATTAGAGTAAGCTCCAACACCAACGATAGAAACATCAAACAATCTTCCGATTTTAGTTATGTTTCTTTTATACACATCACCATCTTCTTTCCACTCATCTTCTTCTACCGTAAAAGCAAACGAAGATTCGTAAAGTAATCCTCTACGCATCAATTCTGCGACATCTCGACCTGTAGAGGTGTTTGGTAATGTACCATCGTATCTTAACCCTCTTTCATCAACTGAAAGTTTTAATGTACCACCTTGATTTCTATCTAAGATAGCATTCATATCGTGGTTGTAAGTTAAGATCACATTGTCATCTAATCGACCATCAAAAGCTCCACGAGAAATAGTTTCGTAAAAACCTAAATCTCTACTTTCGTGTTCAAATAGTGAAGCGTACCCACTTACTTGGATTTCATCTGAACTTTCATCCATACGAACCTCACAAGCAGTAGAGTAAACTCTAATTTCTTTGTTATTCTTCATCTTCATTAATGTTTTCGTTAAGTTCCTCTCTTGATGTAGATTCTCCTAATCGGTTTATAGGTAGCATATTAGATTGCATATAGTAATCCTCAGAAGCACCACCTACACTATTTAAGTCCTCAAGTTTTCTAACTTCGTCAGGGGACATAACACCAATATTAACTAAAGTTCTATAGTAATCAGCTCTCGCTTTAGAATCACCTCTAAGAATAGCCGTTAAATTAAATTTAAAGTATTCCGAACCTCTCTTTTTAAATGGAACGAGTTTAGCGTTCAATTCAGATTCAATACGCTTAATCCAAGGGGTTATGGTATGAACCACAAAATCTATCTGCTGTGCTTCAATATTTGAATATGTTGCGTTTGAAAGATCGTTTACTAAGTGATTTGGTACTCTAAATATACGACAAATATCAGAGATTTGATATTGTCTACTCTCAATAAATTGAGCCTGATTATTTGGAATAGTTCTAGCTTGGAAATCCATTCCTTCTTCAAGGATAGCTGTTTTACCTGTGTTACTTGTTCCTGAGTAGTTGTTAGACCAAGATTCTCTAAGTCGTTTAGCTGTTTCAGGTTTAAGTGTTCCTGGGTGTTTAAGGATTCCTCCTAGTTGTGAGCCATTCTTAAAATAAGCTCCAGCGTGTTTATCTAAAGCTAAAGCTATACCTAAAGTTTCAGCAGCCATTTGAATAGGAGATTTTCCTTGAATCCCATTGGTTGACAAACCTTTTATATGTATCATATCAATTCCGTTCACTCTACCAACTTTAGGGTAGATATTCTCAGAATCGCTTTGTTTTATTTCGTAATAAACTCCCCTTCCCTTCGGTGATATAAAAACATCTACATCATTACATTTGATTGGGTGAAGTCCAATAGGGAAACCTCCGTTGTTACGTTCAATATAAGCATAAGAGTTACCATCTAAACTTAAATCCACCATTATACGTTCAAAAAACATAAACGAGTTGAATAGTGGTGATGGCTGTTGGCTTATAAGAGCGTTTAAGGGGTTATCAGACTTAACCTTCTTTTGATTATTTTCATCTCTCTCATAAAGCGAAATAGGAAGGGAAGCTATAGTTTCAGACAAAACTCTAACGCAAGACCATACGGCTGCGACTCTAAGAGCTTGTTCTTTAGACACTACCTCACCTGAAGCGTTCCCAAAAGCGTTACCTATAATCGTTTGACCATAGATGCTTCGTTGCTCTGTATCAGAGGACTTGTCTTTTCTTCTTAAAAAATCAAATATACCCAAATCTGTGTTTTTGTAAATAGTATTACACTAGTAAATAGTAAAAACAGCCTAAGTGTGAACTACTTTTCAACACTTTTTTTAATATTTTTTAAATGTTTGGCTAATTTTTTGTACACATAACGAGTGCTAACACCATTAATTGTTGCTATTTCTTTTATTTTTAATCCATATTCAAATCTGAGATATGGTATGTTATCATCTATTTTAAGTAAGTTCTCCCATAATTCATCAGGAAGTTTATCGTAATCATACGAAATAAGGCTATCTTTAGGCTCTCTAAGGCGATAAGTATTGTGGAATGGACTCGATGTACTTAAAACTTGATTGGTGACGATACGAGCCACGAAATAGCGTAATTGATTTGTTTCGTAAAGAGATTGTATTATTTCCTCCATTTGAGATAGGAGAATTAAATTTATATCTTGAACTAAATCGTCAATTAAATGTAAATCTTTATTGTTAGCTAAAACGCTTATACAAATATCTCTAATTGTAACTTGCTCTTGAGCTATTATTTCATTCTTAGATAAAGAATATTTCTTTTGAGTCATAACCTGAGTTCCCTCCGTTTTTGTTTTGCATAGCCTCTGATAACCCCATTATACAAGAAATTATACCATCTATTTTTTCATTTGATTTGGACTTATCAGGTTTGATGTTTCCAGCAGCATCGTAAGTAAGAACTATATTAGACATCATCCATCTTAAAACAGGATTACCTGAATGTCTTATCTTTCCTCCGATTATTAAAGTTTCAAACTCTTTAGTAGCAGGACTCATTGTTTTATAACCTTGACCTATAGGAATCATTGGACAACCTTCTTCTGTAAGGTCTATTACAATCTGAGAAGCGTTCCACCTATCGTAAGCCACGATTTGAATGTCGTAAATCTCACTTAAATCCCTAATCTTTTGCTTGATGTAATTGTAATCACAAACATCTCCTGGAGTTAGGATAATGTGACCCTCTCTAGCCCATTTAGAATAATTTACCTTATCCCTTAAAGACCGTTTGTGTGCGTTTTCTTCAGGTATAAACGAGTAACTTATAATATCGTAACCTCCATCATTATCAGGGAATAGTAAAGATAGTGAGGTAATATCTCTTGTAGAAGCTAAATCCAATCCAGCGTAACAAGGTTTTCCTCTTAAACTTTGCTCGTTTACCTTTATATCACCTTGCATCCATTGATCATCACTAATCCAACTTACAGAATTGGTAACCCATTGATTTAGATGGAGTCTTTTAAAGGTATTTATGTATGAAGGCTCATTTTTTGCCTTTACAGCTTGTTGCTTCATATACTCCTCAGTAATGATAGTTCCGTAACCTGGATTGGCTTTTCTCCAAACTGCTTCGTCAAATATATCATCCTCCTTGTCAGCTTCGTAAACAACCCCTAAAAACGAATCATCTTCGATACTACCATCTATTAATTTCTTCGCATAATCGTAAAGCTCTTTGCAAATATGGTCTTTTTGATGTCCTGCACCAGCTGTCGTAATCCCAAGCATAAGTGGTTCTTTCCTAGCTCCCATAGACGTAAGAAGTACATCATATAAATCTCTGTTTTTGTGTGAGTGAATCTCATCTAATAAACAACAAGATAAGTTTAAACCGTGCTTAGTGTCAGCATCAGCCGAGATTACCTTGTAGTACGAACCTACTTTATCGTAAGTAATCGAATCGCGATAAGTGTTTCCTCTACTAATAAGCTGAGGTTCTTGAATAACCATTTGCTTGGCTATAGAAAAAGATAACCTAGCTTGCTCTTTATCTGCTGCTGCCGAAACAATCTCAGCACCTTTCTCTCCATCTGAGAAAAGCATATAGAGAGCCACACCTACCATTAAATTAGTCTTTCCGTTCTTACGAGGGATAAAAACGAAACATTGGCGAAACTTCCTTAAATTAGTTTTCTTTGACTTCCAACCAAAAAGAGGTTTAATGATGTCATCCTTTTGCCAATCCTCAAGGATAAACCTTTGACCAGCTAAATCACCTTTTACGTGCTGACAAAACATCTCGATAAAATCCACAGCCCTATTAGCCGATTTTTCATCGTAATACCAAATCTCAGTATCTATGTGTTTAAGGTTATTCATCGTTGTTAAAGAAATTCTCTATTTTAATGTCAGGAGTATTAGCTTGGTTCTCTATAGCGTTCACTTTAGCTCGACTCGATGGAGTTAAACCAAATTCTTTAAGCATCTGAAAGACTCTAACGAAAGATTGATTAGCTATTTGTACTTCAGGTCGTAATATAGATTTAGTGTGTCCCTCTCTTGATGTTACGTCTTGAGTTGGACCTAATGTGTTCACAACCTCTTTTGCTGACTTATATTCACTATAGGCATCACATAGCAACTCTAGTGCCATAGAATCGGCTTGAGTTAATACGGACATATCGTGTAACAACTGACTTAACTCAATAAAAGACTTCTGACCTGTTTCGCTCAACCAAGTTGGAGTCGGAGGAATAAGAGAAGGTAGTTTAGGTTCTTGCTGATTTGTCCTATCAGCTCGTAAAGTTCCCCTCTGTCTTTTTAATTCGGTTGGTAATTGTTTAGTCATAAGAATACAAACATACAAATAATAATTTTATAATAAAGAAAAAAGTAACATAAAAAAGAAATACTCCTTATCCTTATCTTTAGGGGTATGCTTGACCCCATCTTGACCTCAATTAGACCCCATTTAGACCCCTTAATCCATATCAACTGATTATCAGAGAGTTATCCAAACAAGTATGTAGTGCATAACTTATTTATAGGTAATATCACCTATAAAATCAATTAATTGAAAAAAGATTAAATTATAGTAGGTTATTAACAAATGTTTGATATATTTGTGTCAGAATTAACCTTAAACAAAAACAAAATGAACTTAGGTAAAAAACAATATCACAGAGATAAGGGAAATGAAATTGCTCTTAGAAATAAAATAAATAAAGCTAAAGAGAAATTAAAATTGATCCAAGACAAAATGGTTTATAAGGATGCTTTTGAATTAATGTTTGGATATTCTTATAAAAAAGAAAAATGGTATATGGATAAACACACCCCTCTTGATTATAGAGGAAGTGGAGCTACCTTAAATGGAAGTAAATATTAAGTGAGTAAGCTGCTTGAACGCTACATATATTACCAAGGCCTAGCTGGGGAGTTAGGCAAAAGTCAGATGTCGGAGGAGGCTTTCCCCCCTTCCTTCATAACGTAAACGTATATGGTTAGTTGGCTTCTAACCATAACGAGAATTAAAGCCAATTAACTATATACAGTGTTATATACTGTACTAAAAAAGATTTTATGACTGAACCTAATATAGAATTACTAAACTTGGATTGCTTGCCTTTTATGAAGCAATGCTTTGACAAACAATTTAACCTTGCAATAGTTGACCCACCTTACGGATTAGAGCGGTTTAAGGCAAAAGATGGGGGTAATAGTAAGAAAATTAAATCATTTGGTGACAAAGATAAAAACTGGAACAATATTAAACCGCTTGACGAATATTGGGACGAACTTTTTAGAATAAGCGAATATCAAATTGTTTGGGGTGCTAATAACTTTAATTTGCCTACAAGCGAATACTTTATAATTTGGGATAAAATACAAATGATGCCAAGTTTTGCACAATGCGAACAGGCTTGGACTAATTGCAGAGTTCCAGCAAAAATATATAGAAAAAGAAGTATTGACCCTGACCGAATACACCCAACACAAAAGCCTGTGAATTTATATAAATGGCTTTTAGAAACATACGCAAAACCAAATTATAAGATTTTAGACACGCATTTAGGAAGTGGAAGCATTGCTGTTGCTTGTTATGATTTAGGTTATGATTTAACTGGACTTGAAATTGATAAGGAATATTTTGATAAGGCAAGCAAAAGACTTAAACTTCATAAACAACAACTAACCCTTTTTTAATTGTTGGTAACAACTCGCTAAACTTAATATCGTTAAGTCAAGGAAAACTTGACAGTTCAATTAGAAGGTATAAATAAGGGATAAAGAAGGTATAATATCGCATATCTCGATATGGAATATAGGCGCAATTAGAAAAATATAGGCGCAAATGTGGAATGTAGCTCATAATCAAGACAATTTGAGCCACAACGAAGGTAAATATGATCCGAATAGAAAGACTAATTGGCTCAGAACTAAAACAAGAGAGATGAAAGTAGAGAATAGAGAGTTAAACCATAAGTTTGAGGTGTCTAAGTTTTTGCAGACTTGTATATCTCGAGGTCAAGCAAGTGCAACTAAAGGAATGTCTGATTATGGCTTTGAAAGATTACACAATGAATTATCTGAATTGATAAACCAAAGAGTAATCGAGGAGTTGGAATTAATACTTTCAATAGAGAAAGAAACAGGGATAGTCCCTATCAATGCTTTAAAGCATAAGCTCAAAGAACTAAAACAAGAGAGATGACTAAAGAAGAATGGATTTTATTTGCAATAATCGAACTGACTCTAATCGCTATAATTGTGATTGGAAAAGAAAAACCTAAATTATGAGTTTTATTAGAAGAAGATGTACTGTAATACACGAAACAGAGAAAGCATTTATAGTAAAACTAAAATCTATTAATAATGTTTGCATTCCAAAATCTTTATGTTTAATTAGTAGTAAAGAGCCAAATAGAATGACTGGTTACGAACAGAAAGTTATAGATATAAAAGAGTGGTTCTACAATAAAGAAATAAAACCTAAATTATGAAAAACAAATTAACTTACGAAGATTGCGAATTAGATGGTAAAGATTTAATTATCTTCTACTATGAAGATGGTGATGACGAGTGTAAAGAATTTACTATACAAGATTTCGTTCCCCAAGATTATTATGTTGGAGTTAGATGTGGAACAGAGGAATACGAAATACACGATTACACTCCACAAGATTGGCTAGGTGATGCTGTGTCTTACAAAGATTTATGTAACCTAGTTAAAGAATTTGAAGATGGAGAGTAGTGGTGATTGTTTAACTGTTTGCTTAACTGCATTGTGTATGGTGTTTATGTGGGTGTTAGGTTTTTTCACTCGTGATATACTAGAATAGGGGCAACCCCTTTTACCCCTTTATTACTGACAGGGTGTACAGAAAGG